TCTTGACGACGCATTTTGGTATGTTGATTTAACAACATTTGAGCAAATACAAAATTTCATGCTTACAAGATTCAACTAATAAAAAAACGAGGGGTGCGACTCGGTTAACGCACATTTTAACCAAAAACAAAACGAAATGGAAAAAGAACAAATGATTGAAATCATTCTTCGTGAAGAACGTGAAGCGCGTGAATTCATGAATGAAATGGTCGAGAACTTCGGTCGTCAAGACGACTACACAAAACGAACAATTGCACAATGGTGTGTGATTGCTGAACTTATTGAAAAACTACAAATCGAAAACAATGAAGAACTTTGATCCTGAAGTAAAAAAATTTTTAATTGAAGTCAAAAACACCTTGATGTTTGGTGGCTTAATTTTCACAATCACAATTTTATCACTTTATTTTATCTATTTATTATGAAAGTAACATTCGACAAAAACCATTCTTCATTCACATTTGAATTCGACTTTGACAAATTCGGTGAAGGTGAATTCAACTTCATCAACGTGAAATGTCTTGACCATGACATCGTTGACGTGACCATTCAATTCGAAAACGTCTGGACGACACAACACATTGGTGAAATCGAAATCGATTACATCCTGAACGAAGAACAATGGAAAGAACTGGAAAGCGAAGTCAAAAGACAAATACTTGAAGAACCGTTCGAATTCGACGCTCATGAATTCATGTCGGACGAAGAACGCTGGAAATGGCACGCTTGGGAACAACAACAAATCGAACAAGCAAATGAAGACAAATTCTAAACCAAAACCAAAACAACAAATGACATTGCCGACAATGGTTCGGTGGTGGTCGCGTCAAAGCTTCACGAACGATAAAGGTGGTTCGTTCGACGTCCAGCTTTACTTGAAAATATGTGAAATTAAACTTTTGAGAAATGTATAAACTACTTTACTATTACGACGGGCGCTTGTCCGAATCTTACGAATTCCCAACGAAAGCGCTTTGTCACTGGAAAATGAACGAATTCAATAAGCTTGGAACACACATTTACGGACACTTTGTAATTGAAAAAATATGAAAATACCACAATTAAAACGATGTTACATTATTGTTGAAATTTTGAATGATTTGAAATTACATTCCGGAAAACAAATTCAACGAAAAGTCAATGAAAGAATGGATGCAAATTATTGTAAAAGTCAAATAGAAAAAGACATCAGCTGGATCAAATGGAATCTTGACATGGACGAATATCATTCTTCAGGAAAAGGAATCAAATTATATCAACCGCTTGACTTTTGGAAAGCATTAAAAAACTACCTACAATGAACGAAGACATCAAAGAACTTATTGCCGAATTCAAGCTTGACAAACCGAATCGAAAGCGCGACATCGTTTACAAGCGTTACTATCTCATGCACATCCTTCATTGTCGTTCACGTCTTTGCTTGCGTGAAATCGGTGAAATGTTTAACCGGGATCATTCCAGTGTGATTCACGCATTGAAAGAACACGAACGGTGGTGGTCGCAACTGGACGAAGAATACCTTCGCGCCATTCATCCATTGCCTGAACTGGTGACGGACGAAGGTCGGATTCCGAAGAATCAATTCTTTGATTGCGAATCGACTGAAGATTCAATAACGATTCGCGGAAAGTTTACCAAACAAGTTTTGAAAGAATTTGAAAAACCATTGACAAAGACGGATATTTCACTTATATTCGCACATTCATAACAAAGTTTTGTTTAATTGGTTGGAAAGCGCTGGGAAACTGGCGCTTTTTTGCGTTACAGCGCGACAAAGTTACAATTCTCTTATATACCCTGCCAGAAAAAAAAGCGATATTTTTAAGGGGGGGGGGTAAAAACTTTTGTAATTTTGTCGCGCTTTGTGTTAAACGTAGTGTGGTGTTGACTTATAGCCGTTACAAAACGCGTTACAAAAAAATAATTTTGTCGCGGTGTGTTGATATATGGAAATTTTATTTAGTTTTGTGACATGGCGCAACTAACAAAGAATTTTATTAATGGGATTGACCAAGTAAACGTGCGCCAGCGTTGAAAGGTCGTCCCATTTTTTATGTGATATTATCATGATTCCAAACATTTCGGTCTTCAGGTCGTTGTTCAATGCAAAAGAAACACCGTTCACAATGAACGTGGTCGAAGTTTACAATCGAATCAAGAACGGTTATCCTGAACTTGTTTCGAAAATCAACCGACTTCGTGAAATGGACGAATCAACCGAAGCTTATCGGTCCTTGAAGAATTCATTGCTTGCAATCATGTTCAATGGAACATTCAATCAACGAACCGACAACGGACTTGTAGAACATTCAGGTCTTTGCATTCTTGATTTCGACGACTATCCAGACGAAGCAACAATGAACGAGGACAAAAAACGATTCAAATCACTTCCGTTTGTCTTCATGGTATTCACTTCACCTTCGAATAAAGGACTGAAGGTTGTTGTCAAGATTCCAAAGTCAACGAAAGAAGAACACAAGCGACGCTTCAAAGCGCTTGAACTTGAATTGAATTCCGATTACTTCGACACGTCCAGTCAAAACGTGTCAAGGGTGTGTTTCGAATCTTATGATCCAGATGCTTACATGAACGAATTTTGTGACGAATTCACAACCATTGACGAAGAACGTGGACACATTTTCCTTGAACGTCCACCAGTGTGTCGATTAGTGGACGAATCAAAAATAATTGAACGAATCATGAAGTTCGATTTCGGTGGTGAATTCAATTCAGGAAATCGGAACAATTACATTTTCAAGTTTTCCGCTTGTCTTTGTGAATACGGAATCACACGCGACGTTGCCGAATACCACCTTGAACAATTCGTGTCAAGTGATTTCACGAAAGCGGAACTGGCGAACACAATCAAAAGCGCTTATCGGACCGCGGAATTCAAAACAAAGTATTTCGAAGACAATGATAAGCTAACGAAAGCAAAGATAAAAATCCGTCAAGGGATCGCGACGAAGGACATAACCGAAGCACTGGGACTTGATGAAGAACAAATCGAGGAAATCAAAAGTGACGTTGAAAACAATCAAGATGTTTTCTGGACAATCACACAACTGAAGACCGGGGAAAAGATTACAATTGAACCGAACAATTACAGCGCTTTTCTTTCAAAACATGGATTCGGGAAATACTATCCTGAACGCGCTTTGTCACCTACTTTTGTAGTGGTCAATGAAAACAAGGTTCGATTGTCTTCGGTTGAACAAATCAAAGATTTCGTTTTGAAATACCTTGAAAAGCGTGGTGAAATATCGGTGTGGAATTATTGCTCACGTTCGACGTATCTATTTAGTGAAAATTTCCTGAACATGATTGATTCGATTGATGTCAAAATGCTTCAGGACAACAAGACCGAATCGTTCATTCCATTCAAGAACGGCGTGGTCACAATCACGAAGAAGGACGTCACGCTGAAAAGTTACATTGATGTGAACGGCTACATTTGGGAAAATCAAATTTTGAACCGGGACTTCGTTCAAATGGACAACCACAAGAACGATTTCCAAGATTTCATTTATAAGGTGTCTAATCAAGACCAGACGCGAAGTGAAGCGCTTGAAACGACACTTGGGTATTTGATGCACACTTACAAAGACAAGACCGAACAAAAAGCGATTATTTTCAACGATCAAGAAATCGATGACAACGCGAATGGCGGTTCAGGAAAATCCCTAATGTTGACGGCAATCAATTATTTTAGGAATTTGGTCACCGTGGACGGAAAACAATTCAATTCATTGAAGAATGATTTCGTTTATCAACGTGTGAACCTTGACACGCAAATTCTCGCATTCGACGACGTGAAAAAGAACTTCGACTTTGAGCAATTATTCAGCGTGGTTTCACAAGGAATAACCGTCAACCGAAAAAACAAGGACGAAATTTATATACCTTTCGAGCGTTCGCCGAAGATTGTTATCACGACGAACTATGTCATCGCTGGCGCTGGATCAAGTCACGACCGACGAAGACATGAACTTGAATTTTTTCAGTATTTCAACGCGCAACATTCGCCATTGAAGGAATACGGTCGTTTGTTGTTTGATTCATGGTCACACGATGACTGGTCACGATTTGACAACTACATGATTGCGAACGTTCAAAAATACCTGAACGACGGATTGACCGCGACGACATCAATCAACGCCGACACGAAGCGCTTCATTCAATCGACTTGCAAGGACTTCTTCGAATTTGTTCGCGAAGGGAATCTTGAACTTGACATTTACCACTACAATCAAGCGAAGCTTCAGGAATTCCAAACCGAAACAAATTCATTCAAGGACCTTTCAACGCAAAAGTTTAAGAAGTGGGTAAAAGAATACGCGAACCACAAGGGATTGAAATACACCGAAGGACACAATCATTCTGGTCGTTATTTTATCTTGACTGAAGGTTCACCAGCGAATGAATTTACACCGAAACCAGATTGTCCATTTTAATTTTTAACATATGAATTACTTACTTATTTTAGCAATGATCCTTACGATTGTCATTTGGTGGATTGCGATTTATTTATTCGGTTGGTGGGGTGCGGTTGGTTGTCTTGTCATCGGAATTGCCGGGACATTGTGGATTGAAATCAAGGGATTGCCATGAACCAACACAAAATCTACCGAGTATTAAAATTGATTCAATTACTTGAAGTCAAACCGCGAACCGTGAACGGAATGTCAAGGTATCTTGGAATCAGTGAACGAAGCGTTTACCGATATTTGAAGCTATTCGAAAAGCTTGAATATAAATTGAAGCGTGACAATTATTGCAAATACTTTATTGAAAAAAAATGAAGACTTTAAAACTACTCTTGTTGATTAGTATATTAATAGGGTGCAAGGCATCAAAAAAATGCGATGCCTACGGTTACATTCAAATGAACCAATACGACTACATTCAAATAATTGGTTACACCGATACCATTCCTACATTTGGCGAAACATGGATGCAACTACCAAAGGGTGAATATCAAGTCAAAGCATGGAAAGAAAATGAAGAATACATATTGAATGTTAAACTATGAACAAACAAAACAAACAACGACTTGAAGCGCTGAAGCTGGCGAATGACATCGAAAGACATCCTTCATTTCCTGAAGCTTATTTTGTGAAGAAAAAATGGGACGACAAGACCGCAAACGGATTGACCAAGGCAATCACATCGTTCATCCAGTTCAACGGCTACCAAGCGGAACGAATCAACACAATGGGCGTGGCAAGGGAAAACAAACGAACCGACGGGAAAGTCATCGGTGTGACATGGACGAAGGGAACAAGCACGGCTGGTTCAGCTGACATTTCAGCGACTATTCGTGGACGTTCGGTGAAGATTGAAGTCAAGGTCGGGAAAGACCGTCAAAGCGACGCACAAAAGCGCTACCAAGAAACAATCGAACGCGCTGGTGGTGTGTACTTGATTGCGCGTGACTTCGATTCGTTCGTGGAATGGTTCGACAAATACGTTCAGGAATGATTGAAATTGAAATAACACAAAACCAAATCCTTCGCGCCGAAATGCTTTACAAGTTCAAAGAACTAAACAATTCGATTCGTAAAGGCGAAGGGAATCTAATCGGTGCGCTTGGTGAAATCGTGGTCTTCGATTACTACCAGAACAAAGGACGTGAAGTCGAACATTGTCAACACCACGACTTCGATTTAATGATTCAAGGATTCAAGGTTGAAATCAAGACACAAGAAACAAGATTCAAACCGATTGATTCATGGACGTGCCATGTTTCGGACTATAACGCGACACAAGAATGTGACTTTTATTGCTTTCCATTTGTCAACGAATCAATGACAACGGCTTGGTTGACTGGAATGATTAAACGAACTGAATTCAAACAACGTTCCGTGTTCAAAAAAGAAGGTGAAATCGGATTCAAGAAACCTTTCAAGTGTGACACATGGACAATCCGAATCGATGAATTGACAAAAATTGTTTAACTTTTGTTTCACGAATGAAAATAATTTATATCTTTGGTAAAATTTTAACACTTTATTTATGGCGACAACAAGAAAAGTGACTGAAGAAGTCACACAAGAACAACCGAAGGGACTTTATTACAAGCTTCATTCGGCAAAACAACACATCGGAAAGGTAGCGAAGAACGCAACGAATCCACATTTCAAAAAAAGTTACGCGGACATCAACGCGTTGCTTGAAACGGTTGAACCGATTCTTTTGTCTTACGGGTTGATTCTTTTGCAACCAGTAAAGTCAAGCACGGTGTTCACAATAATCACCGACATTGATTCTGGCGATTCGGTTGAATCATTCATGGAAATTCCTTTGAACATTGTTGATCCACAAAAAATGCTTGCGTGCGTGACTTATCTTCGTCGCGGAACGCTTCAATCATTGTTGTCGCTTCAGGCAATCGACGACGACGGAACTGAAGCTTCAAAACCGACAAGCAAACCAACCATTGATGAAGAACGATTCAAGAACGCTTTGAAAGCAATCGCCGACGGAAAGTTCACGGTTGATAAATTGAAAGCGACTTATTCGTTGACACCTGAACAAATCAATCAACTGAAATGAAAGAAATGACCGCGGAACAACGCGCAAAGTATTTGTTTGACTTGTTTGATTTCATCGAATACGATTCGAAGGTGAAGACATTCATGGCAAGGAAATCATGCGCGTTGGTTCTGGTTCAAGAATTAATGAAGGACGTTGACATCAAATCGCGTGACTTCATTTACTGGTCAAATGTTAAACTAAATTTACTTGAATTATGAAATGGCGTGCTTCACAAATGGGAAAACTTATGACAACGTCCCGGTCGAAAACGGATGTCTTGTCACAAACGGCGAAGTCGTATATCGACCAGCTTGCAAAAGAAGATTTCTTCGGTTACACTTCACCGCTTGTCAATCGTTATCTTGACAAAGGAATCAATCAGGAACTGGAATCGATTCAACTATTGAATGCGGTGTGTTTCGACAACTACCAAAAGAACACACAACGTGTTGAAAACGATTTTATGACTGGCGAATGTGATATAATTACGAATGAAAAAATAATTGACATCAAGACAAGCTGGTCACTTGACACGTTCCCGGAATTGCCTGAAGACATCGACGCGAAAGATTATGAATGGCAGGGACGCGCCTATATGCTTTTGTACAACCGATTTGAATTCGAACTTGTTTATTGCATGGTTTCGACTTGGGACGAATTCTTGACGCAATACGATGACAAAACGCTTCACAAGGTAGACCACATTGATCCACGAAAGCGAATCACGTCAATCACCTTTGAACGCGACCTTGAACTTGAACGACAAATGATTGAACGTTGTCAGGTGGCAACGGAATACTACATTGAAAGAATAAATAAATTGAATAACAAATGAAGCCAAAACTAAATTAAAATAACACATTTGGCTAATTATAAACTGAATAACAAATGAAACAAACCGCAACGAACTATCTAATCGAACAGCTTTCATTAAAAACAATGGCTGAACACATGCCGTGGGTGGCAAAAATTCTTGACACCGCGATTGAAATGGAACACGAACAAATCATTGAATCACAAATTGAAATAGTAAAGTCAATTGTTAATCAAGGTAATAATAATCCATATGGTATTTTAAAAAAAACCTTAATTGAACTACATAAAGAATATAATGAAATCAGAGCAAGAAACCTTTAAACAACAAGAACAATGAAAGCAGAAAAACAACAAACAGCAGTAGAGTGGTTATATGAACATATACTTTTAACACCATTAGATATACGTTCAATTAACAAATGCTTAGAACAAGCCAAAGAAATGGAGAAAGAGCAGATAATTAATGCAAGAGAAGATGGCTTCCTTTGGGGAATGAGAAACACTAATAATTTTTATGCTGATAAAGTTATTGAATCAGAACAATACTACAACGAAACATTTAACAAATCAATAAAGAATAAGGGGTAAATTTTGCCACATTAATAAAACAGAAATGATATGAAAGCAACACTTGAATTCAACCTTCCAGACGACGACGCGGAATTTTATTGCGCGACGAAAGGAACGTCGATGCTGAACGCCTTGTGGGAAATAAACAGCGAACTTCGAACGCTTTGGAAATACGAAGAACTAAGCGACGAAGAATTCAAAATTGTTGAACGAATCCGGGAAAAATTCTTCGACATCCTTCGGGACAATGACATCAATCTGGACAAATGAAGTACGGAATTATTTTCGCGTCCGCGGTTGTCTTGGAAATATCTTCGACGTTTTACATTCGATTCGTCGCGGACAAGAACACCTTCGGAATGTTGTTCTTCGCTTTCATCGCGCCATTCTTGTCGCTGGCGTTCGCCGGGTACATGGTTGAAAGCAAACAATGGAATGAACGAATCAAAATGGCTTTTTCGCTGGCGTTTGGTTACGTCGTCGGCGCTTTAATAGTAATAAATTTAATACAATAAACAATGAACAAAGAAAAAGGAACGGTTGTCAACGTGACGCCATTACAACAAATTTCGGACAAGTTCCGAAAACAAGATTTCACGATTAAAACATTCGATGAAAAATTTCCACAATTCTTGACCTTTCAAGTGGTCAATGACAAATGTGACCTTGTCGCGAACCTGAAGAACGGGGACGTTGTCGAAGTGAATTACAACCTTCGTGGTCGTGAATGGAATTCACCTGAAGGCGTGACGAAGTATTTCAACACCGTCGAAGCGTGGTCGATTAATCTTTCAAGTGAACCAGTACAAACAACACCAACACCAACAAATGAAAACGATGACGATCTACCTTTCTAACGACACGAATGTCGTTGAATGGATGCGGTTGATGACAACCAGTCGATTGAATAAGCGTTACAAAATGACACACCTTGCCGAAGATATGAAAGTGAAGTATTCGATGCTTTACCGATTCATGAATGGAAAACCAGTCGGTCAAGAATTTTTTGTCGCTTGGTTTAATTTTTTTGTAAATTAGCACAATGGAATTCTGGAAAGATGAAGCTTATCAAATCGCTCGAAAAATTACTTCGAACCACGAACTTCATGCGGATTTGGTTGGTCATGTTTTTATTCTCATGCACCGCTTTGACTTTCATCTTTCCGACATTCCAGCTATTTTCGCGCGCTTCGCGTACAATCAATGGCAATGGTCAAGGTCGGAATTCTGGCGACTTTACCGAAGCGACGGCGAAGGAATAAACGACGTAATTGATTCACACGATTCACCTTCGAACAACGAATTCAGCGAAATCCTTGACGCTTATCTTCACTCGAAAGACGGTGATCCATTTATCAAGGAAATTACAAAAATGCACCTTTGCGGAATGACCTTCAGGGAAATAAAAGAACTTACCGGGATTTCACTTGACACGATCCACAAAGCAATAAAACAATTCAAAAATGATTTACACGATTATAGCCGTGGCGATTGCAAGGGCGTTGATGTCCTTTGACTTGCCTAACACCAAACCATTTAATTGTCAGTCATGCTTGTCATTCTGGACGGCGCTGGCGATTTATCTTTGCACCGATTGGTCAATGATTCCATTCGCATTCGTTGCCTATCTAATTTCCGATTTAATTTTGATATATGAATATAAGTAACGGACTTCGATTGCAGCTGGAAAACTTCGGACGTCACCGATACGCGAATCTTGACGACACCTTGAAAGAAGAACTTTCCGTTCATTACAAGACACTTGGATTCGGCAAGCTGAACAAAGCTTGTGCGACGTGTGTACGGATTGCAATGGACAAGCTGAACGAAAACAAGGACAAGATTCGTCCAGCGGTGCGCGAACAAAACAACGAACCGCACATGAACGAACAACCGCCAAAGCTTCACTTCGTCGGAACTAAACAAAAGACGTTCGGCGAACTTCGACGCGAAGCGATTGAACTTGGATTCAAGGGAACACGAACAACAACACGACAAGAAATTGAAGAATGGTTGATATCCACGAAACAGCAATAATTTATCCCGGTGTCACGATTGGTCACAACGTCACAATCGGTGCGTTTTGCATAATCGGCGCACCAGCGGAATCCAAACGACACGAAGGTCAACATGGCTTCGGTGTTGTCATCGGTAACAACGTCACGATCCATGGTCACGCAACAATCGACGCTGGATCGGAACGACCGACAATCATTGACGACGGCGCGTATATCATGAAGACCGTACACATCGGACACGACGCAATCATTCACAAGGACGTCACGATTTCACCGCATGCGGTCATCGGTGGGTTCGTTGAAATACACGAACAAACGAACATCGGAATGAACGCAACGATTCACCAGCGCGTGACGATACCTTCAAAGTGTATGGTCGGAATGTCCACGGTGATCACGAAGAAAACACACCTTGAATCAAACACCGTTCTGGTCGGGAATCCTGCCCGAATAACACGAAGCAATAACAAATGAAAATAATCACCGTCACCGCCATGCATGGACGACACAACACGGTCGCCGAATGTATTGAACGAATGCCGTTCATCGACAAAGTTTACATTTACTCAAACGACGAAGACGGCGCGTTCCTTGAAGGTCAAGACATTTTCGCAATGGCGAAATACCGAAACAATCCGCTTTCGTACAAATGGAACATGGCAATTCGAACGCTTGAACAAATCGACTTCGATGCGGTTATTCTTTTAGGTTCGGACGATTACATTGACGAAGCGTTCATGAACTACGTTGAACGAACGATTCCTGACTTCGACATGATCGGATTCCAAGATATTTATTTCCAGCACGACGGTTCGCTTCATTATTGGTCCGGTTACACAAACAATCGACAAGGTGAACCGTGTGGTGCTGGCAAAGTATATTCACGAAAATTCCTTGAATGTATCAACTGGAATCTTTTCGACGTGGCGCGTGATCGCGGACTTGACAAGATTTCATGGGAACGTGTCAAACAAGCGAAAGGAAAAGTTCACATAACATCGCTCAAAGAAAACGGTCTTTTGTTGGTTGACATCAAAGACGGCGAAGGAATGACACCGTTTAATAAATTCAAAGGACTGGAACGAATCACGAACCGTTCGGGAATTCCGAACAAGTAAACATAATAAAGGGGAACTTATGCCAATACCAACACCAACACAAAACGAACCTGAAGACGATTTCATTCAACGTTGTATGTCCGACGAAAAGATGAAAAGCGAATATCCAGACGAAGCGCAAAGATACGCCGTGTGTGTAACGCAATTCGCACCTGAACGCGTTTCATTCGATTGGGACGGAACTGGTTCAACGGCGAAAGGAAAAGAATTGATTCAATCGTTCATCGACAAAGGTGCGGACGTTTATATCATTACGGCACGGTCAATCGCTTCAGGAATCAAGTTCGAAGGAATTGAACGAAGTCGAATCATTGCGACGGGTTCAAACAAAGCGAAGGTTGAAAAGATAAAAGAACTAAATATTTCTATTCATTACGACAACAACAAGAATGTGATTGATGAACTTGGTTCAATCGGTCGGTTGTTCACTAATTAGATTACAATGGCAAACAAACACCGCAACATCGACAAAGATGAATTGCTTCAAATGGCTTATAATTATTGCGACTATTGTATCGCATCAACAAAGGAAATCGCGACGAATTCAGGCGTGAAGCAAGTCAAAGAACGACACATTCCGACGGTGTCTTATTTCCTTCTTCATTGGCTTCGACGGGAACACTTTGACTTTTATTGCCGAACGAATTGGTACGACGCGATGAAGGACGAAACGCATCCATTGTCGAACACTATTAAAACAATAGACAACGACTTCAATGCACTGGCGCGTGACATCGTGGCGAACGAAGGCAAGGGAATATTCTACGCAAAGAACAAGCTTGGCATGCACGACCGCCAACAAGTGGAAACGAGAAACGTGGAAAGGTTCGATTTCGATGTCAACGATTAAAGGTTACCGACCGCACAAACACCAGCTTGAAATTCATCAAGCAATCAACCAAGGCAAAGAAAAGTATTTCGCTTTGAACATCGGACGTCAGTTCGGAAAGACAATGCTGGGAATCAACCAACTTCTTTGGTGGGCAATCAACGACCGCGGTTGTACAATCGCATGGGTTACACCAGTGTACAAACAAGGAAAGAAGGTGTTCGCTGAACTTGAACGCGCCGTGGCGAAGTCGGGGTTGTTTGAATTCAACAAATCCGATTTGAGAATCACGGGGTTCGGTTCGTCAATCGAATTCTTTTCAGGTGAACGACCTGACAACATTCGTGGAAATACATTCGATTACATGGTCGTCGATGAATTCGCGTTCACACGTCCTGAACTTTGGGACGAAGTGTTGTCGGCGACGGTGCTGGTCAAGGGAAAGAAGGTTATCTTCATTTCAACGCCGAAGGGAAAGAATCATTTTCACCGGGTGTGTCTTCAGCAAAACTACGACGACCGATATCGTTACTTTCATTTCACCAGCTTCGACAATCCGATGATTGATCCGAAGGAACTTGAAGAACGCCGTCGGTCTTTGCCTGACCATGTGTTCCGTCAAGAATACCTTGCGGAATTCCTTGACAACGCTGGTGGTTTATTCAAGGGCGTTTCGTTGTGTGTCGGTTCAGGCGAACGCACGTCACGAATGTACGGCGGTCTTGACATCGGACGCGCTGACGATTACACGGTGTTGACTATCCTGAACGAACACGGTCACATGGTTCATGTCGAACGCTGGCGACACGATGACTGGTCGAAAATCATTGACAAGGTGGCGAACTTGATTCGTCAGTTCAACGCAATCACTACGGTCGAAGTAAACAACCAAGGTGACGTGTTTTACGAAATGCTTCACAACACATTGCGGAACAAGGTCGTTCCATTCGTCACCACATCGAAGTCGAAACCAGTGTTGATTGAAGACCTTGCGTTGTCGTTCGAACAACAAGCGATTCGTGTGAACGATGTGAAATGGTTGCTTGACGAACTCGATTCATTTACTTATATTTACAATCCGAAAACAAGGAATGTTCAATATAGCGCACCGACTGGACTTCACGACGACGGTGTCATGTCATTAGCGCTTGCGTGGAATTCCATGAAGAACAACAAGTCGAAAGGGAAATACAACACTTTGAGAATATGAAAATAAAACTACCAGCGTCGATTCACGAATGCAAACCAGACTCT